CAGTATGGAGTGGCATAAAGAGCAGGAAGAAAAGGCACTGGGACAGCAGAAAATGCTCCTTGCACAACAGGCTAAAACGGCTGATAAAGCCGATAGCAATAATGAACAGAGAAGTTCTAAAAACGCAGACGGGAAGGAGATTTCGAATCCGATTTCGAAAGAGGCTTCCAAAGAAAATTCTTGACAGACAGAGAAGTCTATAAAACGCAGAAAGGCAGGTTGCGAAAATGGCAAACATCCAAGATTTACTCGGTGACAAGTATCGCGAGGGAATGACGAACGATGAGATCGTAGAGGCACTTTCGGGTGTATCTCTTCCGCAGGACAGATCTGATGAGATCGAACGTCTGAAGAAAGCCACAGACAAGGCTACAGCGGAAGCGTCGGAGTACAAGAAGAAACTGAAAGAACGTATGAGCGAAGAAGAGAAGCGCAGTACAGAAGAGGCTGAAAAGTATCAGCAGATCGCGCAGGAGAACGAACTTCTCCGAAAGCAGATCACAGTCAGTGATCTGACAGCGAAGTTTATGGCATCCGGGATGGATCAAGAAACTGCTACGGCTTCCGCAAATGCGTCTTATGAAGGCAAGGTCGACGTGGTCATTGCCAACTATACAAATCTGATCAATTCTGCCAAGGAAAAAGCCAAGGCGGATACGAAGGCGGAACTTCTTGCACAGAACCCCGTAATGAAGGGCGGAAGCACCGGGAAGATCAAAGACAATACCGAAGACATCCAAGGCAGTGTTGCCTCGGGTGATTATGCGAAAGCAGTGGCATTGGCGCGAGTAGCACAAGAAGTAAACCAAAATAACTAAAGAAAGAGGTAAAACATTATGGCACAGAATGAGTCAAACGTAATGACTTCCCATAACCTACTGAACTATGATGGTCTGCTGTTTGTCAAAGGCAACACTGCGACCCCGTTCAGCACACTTATTGGTGGCAAGTCTCGTAGAACCAAGAGTTTTAAGTTCGCCACATCTCTCATCTCCGAGATCGGTGGTGGCGACGCACAGCCCGCAATTTCCGAGTCTGCATCTCTGACAGCACCGACACCGACGTTCGCGACACGTTCGCAGAACATCAACTGCTGTCAGATCTTCCATGAGTCTCTGGCTATCTCCTATGCGAAGGAATCTTCCATGGGTCAGTTAAGCGGTCTCAACATCGCAGGTCAGCAGGCTAATCCGCAGACCGAACTGGACTGGCAGGTCGGTATCAAGATGAAGAAGATGGCGAAGGATGCAGAGTATGTATTCCTTAACGGTGTATACCAAGACGGCGAGTACGATGACGTACCGTACAAGACCCGTGGTATCGTAAACGCTATCACTTCCGTAACTGCTGACGCACAGGGCGACGGTCTCGGATACTGGCAGGTTGCTATGCTCCTGCAGGATCTCGCAAGTGAAGCCCCGGTTGACAACCTCGTACTGATGGCTCGTGGTGAGAACATCATGCAGTTGAATGCAGACGCTCTGCAGAATAAGATGACTGTTGTTCCGTCTTCCCGTGTAGTAAACGGTATCGCTATCGATACTCTGATCACACCGTTCGGCAATATCGGTATCATGGTCAATAACTTCCTGCCGAAGGGCACAGCAGTTGTTGTAAACCCGTCCGTCTGCGCTCCAGTGTTCTGCGATGTCCCGGGTAAGGGCAACTTCTTCCTCGAGCCGTTAAGCAAGGTCGGCGCGTGCGACAAGTATCAGATCTACGGTCAGTTAGGTCTCGACTACGGCGCAGAGCATTACCACGGCAAGATTACAGGACTGAAGGATTCCTTCACTCCCCCGGAGAGCGGTACAAAGGTATACGGTACTGTTGCTACCATTGAGAAGGACGGCACAATCATTGATGCAAAGGTAGATAAGTCTACTGTTGGTGCTGACGATACTGCTACCGTTTCCGTGGCAAGCGTTGAGTACGACGTAAAACCTGCAACCGATCCGACACTGGCTTACCTGTGGCAGGTTCGCGCAAAGACAGGTAATGTCTGGACAGATCTGACATCTGCGTATACTGGCTACAATACTGCTACACTGACTGTAAAGGCTTCCGACGCAGGTAAGCACTACAGATGTAAGGTAACAGCAAGCGGTAGCGCTACTGGCACTGTATACTCTGACGAGTGCACTGTTGCTGAAGCATGATTTGAGACTACTAAAGAAAGGGGGTCACTTCTATGACATTGACAGAAAAGATCGGACTGGTTCGGAAGTTGTTTGGACTGAAGGCTGACGGAAGTGAATTGACGGATGCGGAGGTGACTCCTTTTCTCGTGGTCGCTAATTCTATTGTGCTGAATAAATACGATCCTTTCGGAAACACCGAGAAGATTCCGAGCAAGTACGAGATACTCCAATGCCGTATCGCAAACTTTATGCTCGTGAAACAAGGCGCAGAAGGTGAGATTCAGCACACAGAGAATGGTGTCACTTGTATCTATGGACAGGCGGATATTCCGTCAAGTATGATGAACGAGATTGTTCCGAAAGCAGGAGGCATAGGTCATGCGCGGTTTGATGAAGGCTAAAAGGTGGATCTATTACTCGAACTACCAATCGGTGTCGTATAAAACGAACGAGAAGGGGTTAAAAACGGGTTCTAAATCAATCACCTACACCGACATCAGAAAAATGTTCGGCACGGTTTCTACCCCTACTGGAGGCGCTGTGGTGGAGATGTTCGGTTCGGATGAGAAATATGACAAAGTCATCGTCTTGGACAAACCAGATATCGTCATCAAAGAGACCAGTGTGCTGTGGTTGGATGTTCCCTACGGCGAGGACGTACCACATGACTACGAGATCAAGAGGATCGTCCGTAACAGGAACTTCTTGATTATCGGCACGAGAAAGGTTGACGTGAAGAATGGCACAGACAGTTCGAATGAGACTTAATTCTAGTTCGATAAACGATGCCTACGAGAAGGTCAAGGCTTTCCGTGAAGGTGCGGAACGTGCGATCAAGTCTCTTCTGGAGTCTCTGGTAGACTACGGAGTAGAACGTGTGAAGTATCACATCTGGACGGCAAGACCGAGCGCCATCTATGAGGACGGAGACTTACTCAACAGTGTTGAGGGAGTTGTAAATCTGACGATGGGCAAAGGGTTTGTCCGTGTAAACAGCGAGTACGCGATCTTTGTAGAACTTGGTACTGGCGTTTATGTACCGGGTGAAGCAAGTTCGAAGTACGGGGATAATGGATGGTGGTACTACGACAAGAGCCGTGGCGGTCAGAAGCGATGGACGAAAGGTGAACCACCTAGACCGTTCATGTATCAGACGTTCATGGATATGTGTGAAAAAGCAAGTGAGATGATGAGGGAGATGTAATATGGTTGACTATATGCCAGAAGTATTCGATACGCTGTACAATGTGGTGACCGAGGAATACCCGGAAGCCGATTTAGCGTCCGAGTATGTAAATCAGCCAAGCGCTTTTCCTCATGTGCAGATCTGGAAAGAAAGCGACACTACACCTAGAAACGGTATGAACCTTTCCGGGGATGAGTGCTTCTCGAACGTAGTAGTTCATATCGAGATCTTCGACAATGGCACGGACGGTCTCGGTAAAGAGAATGTCGAAAAGATACTTTCTCTGATAGATCCTGCAATGCGACTGATGGGGTTCAGACGGACATATTGTTCGCCAGTGCCCAACTTTAGAGATGCTTCTGTATATCGCGTTGTTACGCGGTATTCGAAGATACAACCAAATTAATATGAAAGGGGACTACGAATATGGCAGTAGATGCGAATCAGTTATATTCAACCTACAAGACCTTCCTTATGGTAGGTACTGAATCTGGTGGTACAACCACATATGAAAAACTTATCGATATCCGTGACTACCCAGAGATGGGTGGCGACCCGGATTTTATCGATATGACCACTCTCTCGAACGGTTCGAAGATCGGTGTTAATGGTATCCAGAACAACGAGGCTCTCGCGTTCACAGCGAACTATAACCCGACAACGTACACCACGCTGAAGACATACGACGATGGCATTAGCCATAAGTTCGCTCTGTGGCTCGGTGGTACTGTTTCTGGTGGTACTGTTACCCCGGACGGTTCGGAAGGTAAGTTCGAATGGAGTGGCACACTGTCTTGCCATCTGGCAGGAGGCGGAGTCAACGAAGGACGTACCGTCAACATCTCGATTACACCGAACACGGATATTGCATTCAGCGTTCCGACTTGATATAATCGGGGTATAAACAATTTAATAAAAGTGAGGTCATTTTATGGAGCAGACTAAAGAGTTATCCTTCGAATTCGAGGGAACACAGTACACCTTGGCTTTTACAAGACGGACAGTTCGCTTGATGGAACAGAACGGGTTCTCACCCGAGATGGTAACATCAAAACCTGCAATTGGTATTCCGATGCTGTTCAAAGGCGCGTTTATCGCGAAGAATAAGTGGGTCAAGGATGACACCAAAGACAGGATCTATGAGAGTCTTGTCAACAAGGATGAGTTGATCAGTAAACTCCTCCAGATGTATTCCGAACCCATTAACGCGATGTTTGACGAGCCAGAGGACGACGGAAAAAAAGTGAAATGGGAAGTGAACTTCTGACAGAAGAAGAAGTTAATGAAGGGGGTTCTGAAGAATCAGAATCCCCTTTTTTAATAGTAAAACTGTTCGATGATTACTTCCCGTACTATCTATCTATCGGGATGACCGAAGCAGAGTATTGGGACGGAAACCCAAATCTTGTTAAGGCATTCCGAAAGGCAGAGGATATACGGGCACACAGGCGGAATACAGAGATGTGGCTGAACGGTCAGTACATATATGACACGTTGTGTAGAATGCTACCGTCGCTGAATATGTGGAAACCGAAGAAGCCGATGGCATACGTTGAAGAACCGTATCCGCTGTCAAAGACGGAGATCGAAGAAAGAAAACTCCGGGACGAAAAGAAGGCACAGGAAAAGATCCGCAACAAGATGATCGAAATGATGAATCGGATGCGGAAGAAGGGCAAGAAAGAGGAACAGAAAGATGGCTGATTATGTTGACGGTCTGGTCATAGAAGTAGAGGCTAATGCCAGTGAAGCGGTAGACCAACTGGCACGACTCGAGGAGCGCCTCGCATCGCTGAAGCGTGCTACGAACAGGTCTGGAACTATTTCCACTTATGCAGACCACATTACGAAACTGAACCAAGCAATTAGTGGCATGGGTGTCATCAGTGCGGAGAAGATCAGTAATCTGGTACACTTCACCGAGGCGATGACTGGACTTCAGTCTGTTAAGTTCTCGAGCACGATGGGGAACAACATTAACAAACTGACCGAAACATTGCGCGGAATTGATGGTGAAGTATTGACGAAGTTCGAACTGTTTGTTGATGCAATGGACTACTTGAGAGAGATCAAGGACGTCAAATACCCGAGTAGCATTAACACTGGTCTGAAGAAGACCGTCGACATTCTCAAAGATCTTGATACGGTAAACATTGCCAAGTTCAAAGAGTTCACCAGTGCAATCGCGCAATTAGGTCAGTTGTCCGGGTTTAAGGGTGGCGATCTTTCTTCAATGGCAACATCCATGAAGAGGATCTCTACAGAAACGCATAAAGCAACACAGAGGGGTAGGACATTCAATACCGTACTTGCCAATATCCGGGTAAATACGGTCATGCTCCTTGGCGCTTGGCACAAGGTAAACAGACTCGTGACCAGTTCCCTTTCGGAGTATGGTGACTATATCGAGACATTGAACCTCTTCCAAGTGTCCATGGAGAATACTGGCGGAGCAATGTATGAGTTTGCAGAAAAGGCACAGGATCTCCTCGGTATTGACCTTACACAGTGGATGAAAGCACAGGGCGTCTTCATGTCGCTCGGTAAAGGCTTCGGTATTGCAACTGAACGTGCATCTGTGATGTCACAGCAGTTGACCCAGTTAGCATACGATATCTCGTCCTTCTACAACATCAGCGTAGCGGACGCTGTACAGAAAGTACAATCTGCATTCTCTGGTGAACTTGAGCCAGTTCGTAGACTCGGTTTTGACCTGTCACAGGCAAGACTTCAGACTATCGCTCTGTCTATGGGTATCGATAAGAATGTATCGTCCATGACACAGGCAGAGAAAGCAAACCTCCGATACATCGCACTGCTCACACAGGTGACGGATCTGCAGGGAGACTTGGCTAGAACCATTGAGTCCCCGACGAACCAGATGCGTATTCTGAATGCACAGTTCCAACAGATGCAGAGATCTATCGGTCTGTTACTGCTTCCGATGCTGAACAAGGTACTGCCGTATCTGAATGCTATTCTCCGAGTGATCAAGATGATCGCAGAGGAGACCGCATCCATGTTCGGATACACCCTTCCGAAATTATCCGGGAGCGGTGATTTTGGCATGGGCATTATAGACGGTGGAGAGGATATGGCGGATGTTCTTGAAGAGGCAAATGGCAAGGCTAACGAATTGAAGAACACCCTCGCTTCTTTTGATGAGATCAATCTGATTACATCCAGTAAGAGCGGTGGTGGAGTTGGTGATGCTTTGCAGGATCTCTCGTCCGCGTGGGACTACGAACTTCCGACATATGACTTCCTTGGTGACGCAACCGAGAATAAGGCAAAGCAGATTGCTGATGATATGATGAAGGCTCTCCGCCCGGCGATTGATTTCATTAAGGGGGCAATCGAGTGGGTGCAGGACAACATCGATCTGATAAAGGCAACGATTCTCCTCATTGCAGGTGAAGCGGTAATTGGCAAGTTGATAAACAAGTTCAAGACACTCGGAGACCATGTGTATGGTATCGAGGATACAATGAGCGGTATCGCCATCATGACGGTTGGTCTTGCTTTGAACTTCAATGCAGGTGAGAGTTTGGCTGATGGCAAGACTCTACAGGGACTTATTGAGGGCGCTCTCGGCACTGCTGTGACAGCGATTGGCGGATACATGGCATTCGGTCTTACTGGACTTGCAATTTCCATTCCGCTGTCTATCACTGCGATCCTTGCAGGATTTATCATTGGCAAAAACGAAAACACGAGAAAAGAAATCCAAGACTTCTTCTATCGGTTTAGAGATGGAAGGGTCTATATTGACGATGTCGTTGAGTCTTGGGAGAAGTTTACGCAGTCTCTGGTTGACAATGAACTTATCAAGAAAATCGATGAGGTTTCTGACTTTGCTTCGAGAGTTGAAACGACCAGTGACAATCTGAATATACTGCGACAGAACTATATAACAGGCAATATTGAACTTGCCCAGTACGTTGCAGGAGCGAACGCACTCTGGACTCAAATGGAAGAAAACATAAGGGCACACGCACAGGGCATCACAGATACCATCAGAACTGCTCTGAACGGCGAACTTGGAGACTTCCTTGAAATGATGGGTGTCAGTGTAAAAAGGGTAGATGAGGCGCTCACGAATGTTGACGCGAATATGTCTGCCAAGATTACGGCTATCACCGGGCAGATGCAGATGTACACAATGATGCTCGAGCAGGGCGCAATTACGCAGGAGCAGTATGATCAACATATCCAAGAGACTTTGGATGCGTATGATCAGATGGGCATCAAGATGAACGGTCTTGCCCCTATTGCAAGCGAGTTTGTCAACAGTTTCAGCGATCTGAAAATCAATACGAAGAAACTAGACCAGACTATTGATGCTATCGACCGAATCAACCAAGCATATGATGATGCCCATTCAGAAATTGCAAAGAGCAGAAAGGCTCTTATGGATGACTATACAATCGCGCTTCAGAATGCTACTGGCGAAGACCGTAAGGTTATCGAAGAAGCAATGAAGATGACCGACTTATACTACGATAATCAGTTCAGAAAATTGGACGAGGGGTATCAGTCTTTAATGGAGTCTATCCAAGGAACGTATCTCGTTGACTGGAATGAATCGCTCGATGAAAAAGGGTTGAGAAAAACGGTTGATGCTGTCGGTAACGATATGTTGAAAGTTGATGAATATATCTCTGAAGCGTTCGACGAAAGGCACATTGAAAAGGTGGAAAACACGTTTACAACCGTAACCGGGTTGATCAGTGATTACAAGGATGACATTACCAAGGCTTTCTCTGAAGTGTCGAGAGTGCCAGACTTAACTGGTGCTTATAATGACAACATCGCGCAGATAAATGACGAGATCGACGCAGGTTATACAGCGAGATTCTTGAGCATCGGAGACAAAAACGAAAAGATCGAAAGTTCGCAGAAGGAACATGTTAAGAACTGGATAGAATTGCAGAACGAGTGGACGTCCGAACTGAAGAAGACGACGAATGTTGCAGATGAGGAAACAGGGAAAACTGCAGAAGTTGTCGAGGGTAATTTCAAACGTCTGTCTGCCGTGAAGTACATAGAGCCGATGTTTGTAAGAATGGCTAAAGGTATTGCGGATACTGCCCCGAATTTTGCAAAGGCGACGAGCGATATCGTTCGCGAGATCGCAGGTGTGTTCGAAGACCCGTCCGAGGTCACTAAAAGAGGTCTCATCAAGATGCTCGACATGGATGTGAACATGATGAAGAGTCCTGCTGAACTGACGGAGTTCAAGAGATCTGCGGACATGATGATGTACGAAATGGAGAAATCCTTCTCCGACCCGGACGGTGTGCTTGGGCGTACACTCCAGAACACCATTGACGGTGTCACAGACATCAACCCTGCCATCATGAGAGACAAGGGAACGGAACTGAAAGACAACCTCCTCGCAGGTCTGACTGGCAGTGCAGGTGTAGAGGAAGCGACCGGGTCGTTCAAGGATATGCTGTTCGGCGGACTCGATGGAAACGAAGCAGAGAACTTCGGCAGAAAACTCGGACAAGGTATCGCAGACGGTCTGGATGGCACATCTGGAGAAACGGAACAGGCAGTCAAGTCTGTCATCAAGGGTATGTCCGCACCGTTCAATCAGTTCGGCTCTGACCTGTATGACTTCATGACGGGTCTCACAGAAGGCGTCGCTGAAATCTGGAACGGTCTTACGATCTCTACTGGAAAGGCTTCCTTCTACAACAACGGCGTAAGACGTTGGAAGATGAGAGGTTATGCTTCTGGTGGTTTCCCGGATTCCGCAGACTTCTTCTACGCGAACGAGAACGGTGTCCCCGAGTACGTTGGTTCTATGGGCGGACGTACAGCCGTAGCCAACAACACGGAGATCATCGATGGTGTATCCGATGGTGTTTACAGAGCACTTCGCGATTCGGGTATTATTACCGATGTCAAGAAGATCGCAAGCAAGGATGGCAAGGTTGTCTTTGCACCATCTGAAGACGCAGGTCGCGTGATGAAGCAAAGCGTCAATATGTATAACTCGACAGGAGGTAGATACTAATGAGCATGGGCTTAACTTACAACCGAAAAATGGGGTTTGAGATCAATGGCACGGCTATCGTCGACCCTGCCGAGTACGATTACAAGACCCAGTCCTTGGACACTTCTGCGGAGCGAGACACTACGGGTCTCCTCCACAGAAAGATGGTCGCGTCAAAGTACAATGTCGCTGTCAAGTGGAAGGGCATTGACTATGAGGAGGCTTCTACGATCCTCATGGCGGTGAAACAGCCAGAGTTCACGTTTACGTTCCCGTGCCCGGAAGTTCCAATTGATGAGAATGACGGACTCTACACAGGAAGGTATTATGTAGGTGACAGAACGGTGAGCATGATCAAGGCGACGGACGATGACAAAGCCAAGTGGATCGTATCCATGAACTTTGATCTGATTGAGTATTGAGGTGAGATTATATGGCATGGAATGTAAGCGAAACGTTTCGCACAAACTGCTATGACCAGACCAAGAGACAGAGAATGCTGTTCAAGTCTGATGGTGTGTGCCTAACGAATGAGGACATCAGCGTAAACGGTGGCTCGAAGTTCAATCTGGCATATATCACATCCGACCAAGTTACATTTGGCGAGATGCCGACTAACTCGGTCAACGTTGCTTTGCTGAATGAGGACGAACGTATTAGTGGCGATGACATCGCGAACGAAGAGTTCAAGTGCTATGCAGGTGTAGAAGTGTCTGATGATGACTACTACGGATCTGCGAATGCCATCTGTGCAATACACACAAAGAACGAGAGCGTGAGCGTTCACTCGGTTGCTCCGTATGTCCGGGGCAATATCACCTTTGGGTCTCTGCTTCCCCAGTTGTCGAACGGATGGAAGTGCAAGATCATGTTTGCACTCGATACCGTCTACTTTGTCGTGGATCATAACTCTGACAGATACTACGGAAAGAACGAACGCATTGACTGGTTCAGATTCGGAAACAACCAGACCCCAAGCGATCTCGAGAAGAATATGCTCGACCGCTTTGCTGATGTCTATCCGAATGATTCCATCTCGTACCACGAAGGCGGTATGTCCGAGTACGCGGTTATGGAAACAGTACAGCCGACGAACACATGGGGAGATCTTTCGTCCGGGACGTGGAATACTGTATCCGCAAAGACATGGACAGAATACGGCGGACATACCCAAATGGCGTCCGTCGAGTACGAATCCGTCCCGTATGGTGTCTGGAAATTTGAGCGCCCTAGAACGGTAAATAACGCGGTTCTGAACGTAAACGGAAAAGACAGAATGGTAGTGTTCGATGAGGACAGCATTGACTTTGCCAATGCGATGGCGGACAGTGAGGTCACGGTCAAACAGTTCATCATATTGGTTGCCCAGTATAAGGGAGTGCCTGTCGGAGACCTGTCTGGTCTGAATGAACTGGCGAACGAGATCAAAGTGAATCCTCACCACTATTATCAAGGCAAGTCTCTGAAGGATCTTCTGTCTTATGCTTTCGAAGTTGGCGCTTCGAACGGATTCATTGACAGAGAAGGCAAACTGTCGGCAGGTAGTGCTTCTATGAATGCGCTTGCGGTACTGTACCAGTATTCCGTGGACATGGCGGACTACACGGCACATATCTTAAGCAGTGCTTTGGTCTATAAGCAAGGTGATCTCCGCATCTATCAAGACTTCGGTGAGCAGTCTCTTCCTGCTTGCCCGTATGAGTGGGATGATAACCCGTTCTTCAATAAGACGAATCCTGTTGGACGTTGGTATTCGAACGGGGCAAACTGGAAGTATGGCGGATTCAGAAGCGCTGTAGTGGTATCGGACGCTGACTACTCTTTGTGGGTGGATGATCGGTATGTATGCGTGTTCGGTGGAAACGGATATGTACAGCCGATATTTACCATGCAGGTAGAATGGAACGGCTCTGGAAAGGTGACGTACACCAGTTCCGGGGACGAGACCAGAAAGTTCTCGTCGTATGACAGCCGTATCAATGCAACCACGTCCATCAACGACAACAACCTTGACGGCTTAAATAAGGCTCAATACGCGAACAAATTGGAATTCAATGAAGATGGACTCACAGTTTACGCAAAGGGCTTGCAGATACGAAATAACGCGAATGAGAGGGTGTTCTACGCTGACGATAACGGTGATTTGATCATCACGGGCACTTTGAATGCCGTGAGTGGTTATTTCTCCGGGTTGCTGTCTGCCACCTCTGGCAACATCGGAAACTGGGAGATCGTTGGAGACAATCTCCGCTGTTCGAACCCTAATAACGCAGGTGAGAACCTCTTCCTTGGTATGGGATACGGCGCGAACCCGATGGATAAGACTCCTCTTATGAAGGTGACTGCTTCTACTGGGGTAGACGCACTTGGCGCTACGAACTACAAGCATATCGTGGTATGCAAAGACGGTATCTATTTCCAGACAAGCAAGAACACCTCACAGTATGCTTCCAGTGTTGGTGGCGCACATGCTTCTGGTGCACTTGGCGAGGAGTATCTGGACGTCTTCGCTTCGAGAAGATTGAACCTTCGCTCGTCTTACGGGGTTGTCAGAATTGAGAGTAGCCAGAATATCGAGTGCAACAGGACGATTGAGTTTGGGAGCATGCCCAGTTCGGCAAGTTCGGCAAACGCTGTGCTTACATATTCCGATGGCAAATATACTCTCGAGATCTCGTCTTCTTTGAGAAAGTGCAAAGATAACATCGAGACCATTGACAATGCCTCGGAGAAGGTAGATTCTTTAAGGGGAGTGCAGTTTACTTCTCGCTGTGAAGCAGATGATCCTAGTAAGGTCTACTACGGTCTGATCGCTGAAGAGGTGGAAGAGGCTGTCCCGGAACTGGCAACATATGTTAACGGTGAACTGCAGTCTGTCCAGTATGACAGAGTCTGCGCTTTGCTGATTGAGGATAATAAGAAGATGCATAGGCAAATTGAGGCTCTGGAAAAGAGACTTGAAGAATTGGAAAGGAAGGTCAATAAATGAACAACACACAGTATTACAATCTGAAGAAGCCGGGAGTGAATGATACTGCCGACATTGCGGATATCAATGACAACATGGACGTGATCGATACCACAATGAAGAACATATCCGACCACGCGGACTCGAACAGTAGCAATATCAGTACGTTATTCAGCCAGACAGGATCTCTTGGCGCAAGCAAGCAGGACAAGACGGATGCCAATCTGAACACAGACTCAAAGGAGGTTGTTGGTGCGATCAATGAACTTGGTCTTATCATGGCTCGTAGAACAGATACAACCAACAAACCGTACTTCATGCATCCTGCCTCCATCGACGAACTGAAAGCAAGTCTGGAGACAATCTTCGGTCAGATGAATAACCAAGAAGCGACGCTCTGCGTTTGTGCTCCGACATACAATGATCACAGCGTGCTCGGCGGTTGGGCGCAGGTCTGCATCGTCATGAGATATGACTCCAACACCTTCCACGCTACCTTCCCGTCCCGTGGAGTGGATATGTACTACCACGATGGCGCTTGGCATACATACAAGGCTACGATGGAAGAAGTAGAATACTGACAGGAGGTAGACTATGCTTAAACTGGACACTTTCATTACTTATCTTGAACTGCAGGTAAAGAACCACTCTATCTACGTCTTCGGCGCACAGGGTGAGGGTAAGGACATCATCTCCGAGTCTTGGATCGCCAAGATGGAGACAACACCGACCAATGCCCAGAGAGCGATCCGCTTCTGGAAGAAACAGGTTGAGGCAGGATACGGAGATGTGCTTCGTGCTTTCGATTGCTCTGGACTTGGTATGTATGAACTGCAGATCATTTTCGGCTTCCCGGATACGACTGCTGACGGTATGTTCAAGAAGTATACCAAGCAGATCACCAAGACTCAACTCCGTAGAGGAGACTGGGTAGGTAAGAGAAACAGTCAAGGAGTGGTCACACACATCGGATATGTTGTTGATGACAACTTAAACGTGGTAGAATGTAAGGGGAGGGATGACGGATGCGTCAAACTTCCTTTGAGCCGTGGAGCATGGAACTACTATGGAAGACCTACGATATTTGAAGAACCGGGAGGAGAGACTTGTATGACTGAATTACCAGTTTTGAAGAGGGGCATGAAAGATGACGGCGGAGCAGTCAGTTCTTGGCAGTTGCTCTTACGTGGATATAACTACCGTGGAGAAGACGGCGAACTGATTAAAGTGGACGGAGACTTCGGCAGAAATACCGAGTTTGCAACCAAGGCTGTCCAGAGAAAGCACGGTCTCGAACCCACAGGTATCGTGGACGCTGATACATGGAAGTTCCTTATCATTTAAACTAGGAGGTGAGAGGAATGACGTTTTATCAAGCACTGTGTCTGATCGGCATACCCGGTATCATCGCATCCATGTGGGCATTCATGTTTGCATGGGTCAAGGATATGCGGAGAGAAAACAATGCGATCAAGGCAGGTATTCAAGCGGTACTTCGGAACAATCTGATTGAATTGTACGAGAAATACTACCACGAAGGCAGTGCACCATTTTACATCAAGGACAATTACGAGAATATGTACAAACAGTATCATGCTCTCGGAGCGAACGGTGTAATGGACTCATACTATAAACAGTTTATGGATTTGCCAACAGAAAGGGAGGATTAATATGACAGAGTTTGTTGCTTGCCCTGCTATCGCATTGGTTTGTTACTTTATCGGTTGGTGTTTCAAGATCACCTTCCAGAAACTGGATAAGTATATCCCGATTGTCTGCGGTTTCTGTGGAGTAATACTCGGGGTGGTGGTGTTCTATACTATACCCGGATTCATCGGTGCTACAAATTGGCTCACGGCTGTCTGCATCGGTATCGCAAGTGGACTTTCCGCAACTGGTATAAATCAAGTTTACAAACAACTCACAAAGTGATATCATAAAAGTGTGCAAGAGAACAGGATGTCGGTATAGACGGGATGTTCGAACAAGGCGCTGTGGTTTCCTTATTTTCCACGGCGCTTTCTTTTTGTGTTGACAAGTAACTTTTGTTGTTATAAAATAGACCCAACATACGAAAGGAGAGATGAGAATGGCAGAGATGTTGTTTGATGACGTGAATGAACTTCTGAAGAAGCACGGTCTGACGTACAAGTGGCTGATCGACAGACTGGCGGACAAGGGGTTCAAGACAGACAAGGTATCCGTCAGTAAATGGGCGCACGGAGTACAGGTGACCGAGAGAGCAACACAGGCGCACTCATTGTGTCTGGCAATACTGAAGGAATACGAGAAATTTGTAGGGAGGCTTTAATCATGAAGGAGTTTTTTATCATTTGCACATTGTTTGGAACTATCGAGTTATCAGTATACCTTGTGTATCTGATGTGTAAGGGCGCTTGTGAAGCGTACTGCGACTACAAGTTTGCCAAGGAGATGGAAACGTATTTGGCAAATAAACACAAAGAACTGAAAGCGCTGTCTGATGAGTTCAATGTGGTGACCGACGCGACATTCGATCTCGGCATCGTCGACGTGGACAAGTTGAGATTTGGTGATGAAGAATGAAGAACGCACCATGTAAAGGATGCCAGAAAAGGCACAAGGCTTGCCATGACTCCTGCACCGAATACAAGGACTGGAAGTCTTTACAGCAGGAGAAGAATTTTCAACTTCAGAACCTGTTCATGTCCGATGCTGATAAGATGCACATAGACAGCGTGCGAAAGACACAGAGGAGGAATAACAGATGAGCAATGTCAAAGAGGGAAAAGAATGGGAAGACGAACTGGTTGATATACTTGGACAGTATGGTTTCTGGGCAAGCCGTTTTCCCGGTGAAGATGACGGCACACAGCCATGCGACGTCATTGCCCTTAACCACATCGGAGCGCATCTCATAGACGCCAAGGACTGCAAGGGCGGACGGTTTGTTTTCTCGAGAGTGGAGGACAACCAGAGAAGTTCGATAGAACTGTTCCGGGAACTGTGCGGTGGAAAGGGATGGTTTGCCTTAAGGTATCCAGACCAATACTACATGATCCCGTATGACATGATATTCTGGTGCGAGAAACACGGTCACAAGTCTTTGGGAAAGATCCCGGATGAATACACCTTGGAGAAATGGATCGATGCAAATAGAAGTATCTGACAAGATAACAATACGATGGATGGACGGGAAGATGTATCGCTTCCTGTGCGACAACTACACTATCAAGAACCCCGAGTATATCACCAGAAAGATACTCAAAAAGTGGATTGGCAATACCCCGGAGACGATCAGACTCTTCACCATGTACAATGATGATATGGCTACGATTCCATATGGTGCTTTGCCAGAACTGATGGAGTTTGTTTTCAATAACTACGAATGGAATACTCTTGATGTTCGCGTTATTCTGAACAAAGGGAAGACTGCGGATTGGAGTGGAGAGTCTTTTACAGCCAGACCGTATCAGCGTACTGCTGTGGACGAGATGAAGAAGTGGAAGTGCGGTATTCTGAAAGCACCGTGCTCTGCCGGGAAGACGATCATGGGTCACATCCTTGCACAAGAAACAGGAATGAAGACTCTGTGGCTGACTCACACAAGAGACCTTCTGGAGCAAAGCAAGGCTATCGGTGTTCAGATGCTTGGAAAAGACCGTGTCGGAACGATTACAGACGGGAAGGCTAAAATAGGATCTACCATCACATACGCAACCGTTCAGACGCTTGCCAAGATGGACGTGTGCTTGTACAGCGACGAATGGAACTGTGTGATCGTGGACGAGTGCCATCGTTGTAATTCGAAGGAATCTACTACACAGATGTCATACGTTGTAAACCACATCAAGGCACAGTATAAATACGGACTATCTGCTACCCCGGAGACGCATGACGGATACTTCCAGACGATCCTCTGTAACCTCGGTCAGATCCGACACGAGATATCGAAAGAGGAGTTGGAAGACAACGGAAGCATTATGCCTGTCACCGTCAAGAAGATAGAGACCAGATGGGTATATCCGAAAGAGTCCAAGAAGGCAAACGGTGTCATTGACTTCGATAAGGCTGTAGACCTTCTGCGTAAAGACGAGGAAAGAAACAGATTGATAGTCAGCCTCATAAAAGGAAGACCGACACTGATTCTGTCGAACAGCGTAGATCATCTGGTTTATATAATGAACGAACTTTCACCCGAACAGCAGGAACGTGCTTGCCTTATTTCAACCAAGCACGATGAGTCATTGGTCACGGCGGATAAGGTACTGCGGAAGCACACGCCGAAGCAGAGACGGATCTGTCTGGAGAAGATGCGAAACGGCGAACTGGACATCATGTTGTCGACTTATCAACTGGCAAAAGAGGGACTCAATATACAGCGCCTAGAACAGGTCATAATGGCTTTCCCGGCTGTGGACGCAAACATTATCACCCAGACTGTCGGACGCGTCGCTAGGACGTGTGAGGGCAAATCAGAGGCTATCTGTTATGATCTGGTTGACTTCCCCAAATACTTCGATAAGAAGTGGGGAGAAAGACGCCGTTTGTATATCAGAAACGGAAACCCGATAAAGTGAAATTGGGTGTTGACAATAGAAACAATTGTTAGTATACTGAAGAAGCAAAATCAAACAAAAGGAGATGAACCTTATGACGAAAAAGACAGAAAACATGAACATCTATCAGCGTCTGATGCTTGCGAGAATCGCTTTCTCCAAGAAGAAGATCAAACCTTCGGGTTACAATCAGCACGGAGACTTCTGGTATCTGGAACTGGGAGACATTGTCCCGGTGGCGAATGAAGTCCTTCTGGAACATGATCTGATGCTCCAAGTATCATTTGTAGACGGCAACTGCACTGGTATGGTTTGGGATATTTCTACTCCGGGAGAGGGGCAGGAACAGGAAGCACCTATTATATTCGAGATTCCTCACACCCACATTTCCGATCCTAGCAAGAGCAGAATGAACAATGAGATCCAAGCGCTCGGCGCGGAGATGACCTACCTTCGCAGATATATGTACCAGATCGTTCTTGACATCGCGATCAATGACTCTATCGACGCGGATGACAGTGACGCTCCCCCGGTCGTAAAACCTGCCGAAAAGAGCGCTCCTGCCAAGGCTGTTGTCGCCAAGACAGCACCGAAGAAGGAAGCAGAAAAGAAGACAACGGCAAAGGTTGTTGTTTCTTCGAAGACACCTGCTACCCCGGAGAAGAGAGAAGAGATCAAGAAGGAAATCACAGCATCGGAGAGTCCTGCAGACGAACTGCAGATCAATGCACTGAAGACGGTCACCAGTGAGTGGGTACACCTTGTACCAGAGGACAAACCGAAGGCAACCGAACTTCTTGTTAAGACGAACGGTTTTGCCGACTGCACCAAGAGGGAGGCGGATGCTCTGCTCGATAAACTCAAGGCGAAAGTGGAAAGCATTAAAAATAAGGAGTAATCAACATGAAAGATATCAAGTTTGATGGCGGACGGGTGTACATCCCGTCACCAAAGAAACCCAAGAAGATCACAGGAACAAAGTTCGGAGCGGTTCTGGACGTAAACAAGTGGCAGACCCCGTTCCAAGCATGGTGCGAAATCACCAAAGCATGGTGTAAGCCTTTCGAAGGCTCTATCTACACCGAGGCAGGTAAGGTTATTGAGGGAAAGCAACTTGCATGGTTTTCACGGTATCTGCCAGTAGTTGTCCCGGAAGACGTATACGGCAAAGACGCTTTCAAGAAGACATTCGGAGATTTCTTCCCCGAAGATCCGATCTTCGGCGGAATGTGGGACGGTCTGGTCGGCACAAAGGACAACGTAGAGGGTATCATCGAGTGCAAGACCACCAAGAGATCCGAGGACTGGCTGAACGATATCCCCGAGTATTACGCACTACAGGCTTCCCTGTACGCGGTACTGAAGGGAGTGGATGATGTCTATATGATCGCTACCTTCTTGGACGATGGAGACTACGAGAACCCCGAAGCATTCGAGGTCAATTCCGATAACACAGCATATATCCACTTCAAGGTATCCGAGAGATATCCGAACTTTTCGGAGTACATGGACTACTGCAGGAAGTTTTGGGATGAGAATGTACTGGGTGGCATTTCGCCTATGTACGATGAGAAGAAAGATAAAGAGTATCTGGACGCTCTCCGTACCGGGGTGGTCACAGACGATACAGACTTCTCCGCTCTGGTAGACGAGGCAGAGAAACTCTACAAGCACATCGAAGAGGTAAAGGCTTCTGTTAAGGCTGATGAGAAGCGACTCAAAGAGATCGAAGAGATGTTCAAGAAGTTCGCAATTGATAACGAGACAGAGGGTCAGACAAAGTCCGTGTTCAAGGGAGCAGGAATGACTTGGACAGTATCTAGATCCGAATCGAAGAAGATCGATGAGGATCTCATGAAAAACGATGGAGTGTATGAGCACTACCTCACCAACAAAGTGACGTATACTATTAGAAAAACAGTGAACAAAGGAGACGATGAAAAATGAAAATTACAGTAGGTAAATCTTATGAGGGCAGATCAGACAATTTCTTTATCCCGGACGGAGACCACGAGTTTCAGATCGTAGAAGTAAAGCAGGTTAAGAACCGTGTCAACATGACACTGGTCACCTCTGATGGAAGACGTGCATTCAAGACATTCTTCCTTCTGGACAAGAACGGACAGCCAGATGACAAGAACATGAGAGAACTTGCAGACTTCATCACCACTGCTATGCAGATCGATGACGATGAGGCAGAAGTGGATATCGAAGACGCTGTCGGCTACTACATCGTCGCTACCATCAAGAATAAGTCCGTAGACCGCGAGGACGGCACAAAGAAGTCAACATACTACCTCAATCGCCCGAAGCGCTGTGACGGCTTTTCTGACGGCACAGGGTCACGTCTGGAAGAGTACGAGGAGAAGAAGGCGGAGCGTGAGGCAAGAAAGGCAAGAGAGGAAGCAGAACAGGCTTCCGTGGAAGAGGACGATGTCCAGACTCCGCCGAGTGCGATCAACTTTGATGATATCCTCGGCTGACGGGTGGTGGTATAATGTTCTGGAGGAGACTAAAGTGGTGGCTGACAGGAAGAAAGAAATGTCCCCATTGTTGCTTGTGGTGCGAGTATTTTGAAGACTGCTGTGAATTGGAGGTGAAGAAGGATGCTTAACCCGAAGATAGTTGACGGAAAGATCAAGTATATGCTCAAGACGTTTGACGGATCTTATGTCCGTGGCTCGATGCCGATTGAGGATGCACGTCCGCTTCTGGCAGACGCAAAAGAAGATTCGAGCGTACCGGGATATGGTCTTGTGAAAGAACCGTACAGATTTGAGCACGAGGAAGTGGTTCTGAAACTGAACCGCAAGAAGAAGACAGAAGAGTGACGTTTATGGAAAGAGTTTTGTTTTCTCGTGAGATGCCGTTGGAGGGTTCGCCTCTGACGGCTTCTTTCGAAATGTATGATAATAATGTGGTTGGGATTCATCTGAAGAACTGTTTTGTGGACGGGATGCTGTGCGACTTGGCACTTTCGATCATCAACAGATTCAAGTCCAGAACGGTCTATGATGAGACGTATGAGGGCGTGTATATCCTTGTTGACGGAGTGATCTATATCTATGAGTTCTTCACAGGTCTTCCGATGCGAGTGGATTATCTGACCCCGGATACAATCGTATACTCGGAGATCATCCGAAATCAGAGAGCATTGGACTGGTTTCTTCTGGAGTATGGTTTCTTTATGCCAGAGATCCCACCAGAAGAGGGATACTGTGAAACGTATTACAAAGATGTCTCGATTGTTGACGGAAAGTTGAAGATATCGTCTCCGTCTTTCAAGCAGGGGTCTAGGCACAAGAACCTATTATCCTATGGCGGAAAACTGATATCCGAAGGACTGGATTTTGACAGACTGCACATAAAAATGTATGACGCAAACTTACTTTATTGTGTCCCTCCATTGCCAAAAGAAGAACTTGACCGTATAATCGAAAGTGTAAGAAAATACTACAATAGAGAGGTGTCTGACAATGGATAATCGAATCGTAACGGCTTCTTTCGGTGAGGGCGAAAGCGGATGTGTCACTTCGCCACTTTATCAGTATAACTACGGAAATGAACTTCATATCATTGGGCTAGAATTGCCCGATGCATTTGAGGTTCATTTTTCTAATGAACAGTATGGGCAATCTTCCACGTCTATCGGTACTTTTGATGGTGAGAAGGGTGTAGTTACTATTCCCGATGAATATCTGACAAAGGATTCGGAACTGTACGCTTGGATTTACCTGCATGATACGGAGAACGATGGTGAAACGGTGTACCAGATTATGACACCGATCATCGGACGTGCGGAGATCACCGACTACGAACCTACCCCTGCACAGCAAGATGTAATCGAACAGGCTATCTCTGCTCTGCAATCTGCTGTTGCGAAAACAGAGGAAGCGGTAGAGCATTACCCTACGATTATCAACGGCACTTGGTGGAACTGGGATGCTGAATCTGGGGAAATGGTCGATACTGGCATCGTTGCCGAAGGACAGGACGGCGAACCCGGTGAGAAGGGTGATAAGGGCGACAAGGGAGATAAAGGCGATACTGGCGAAAAAGGCGAGAAAGGTGATACTGGATCACAGGGAGAAAAGGGCGATAAAGGCGATAAGGGTGATACTGGTTCGCAAGGACTTCCCGGCGAGAAGGGTGACAAGGGCGATAAAGGTGACAGAGGAGAACGAGGGGACGATGGCATTGACGGTCAAGACGGTGTGACCCCGGATTTCTCGATTGGCACAGTACAGAGTGGTGCTACGGCATCCGTAACGATCACAGGCTCGTTGGCTGAACCTGTGCTTAATTTCGTGTTGCCGAAGGGTGATAAGGGCGATACTGGCGCAACTGGTGCTACTGGTGCTACTGGTGCGAAAGGTGATAAGGGTGACGATGGTGTGACCCCTAGCGTGTCTGCTACGGCAGAAATCTCTGAAACAAGAACCGCATCTGGAAGCATCGTGACCTTCCCAGACGGCGCAGACGAAGTGCCGTTGAAGAAGTGCGAAGTGACTTTGCCTGCTAGCCTTGATGGGTATTCGGAAGTAGACGTGGTAAGCGCAGGAAAGAACTTGTGGGAGTTTGGAGATAAAACCGTTGATACCGTAGCGTATATTATGCTTTACTTTACGAAGCCTTTGCCTGCTGGGACGTATACCGTTTCTTGCGAACTTATTTCGACAACAACAACATGCAGTTTTCGCTTTAGAAAAGAAGATGGTAGTTATTTAGTACAAACCTCTTTTACTGCTAATGCAGGCAGAGTATCTCAAACGCTAACATTGCCAGAACCTGCATACCGTGTATATCTCTATTCTTCTACACAAGCAGGTGGAGAGGTTACAACATGGAAGAACGTGCAAATTGAAGTAGGGGCAACAATGACGGATTTTGTAGCCTACACCGCCCACACAACCCACACGGCACAACTAGGTCGCACGATTTACGGCGGTACGGCTGATGTGGTCGCAGGGCAGGGGACGGAAACGCATAAGTACATTGATTTGTCAACGATTTCGAAATGGAATTTAGAAAACATTGACAACTTTTTTAGTGACGTTATCGCAGATGCGAAAAAATCAACTTCGCCTTTGTGTAATTCTTTCCCGTCACACGCATCTTTCTATCAACAGGGCGTTGACGGTATTTGGATTTCTGGAACTGGTCGTATAAACTTCACATTGACGTCAATACCTCACACTGTGGAAGCATTAAGGGAATATTTTCAAAATAATCCTGTCTACATCGTGTACGAACTAGCCACACCCGAAACATTCACCTTTGACCCTGTGCCGATTGTTTCGAAGTTAGGGAATAACACTATCTGGAGTGAGCAGGGAAGCATCGAAGTGGATTATGTACCCGAAACTGGTGTTATCGTAACCAGAACTGGCGAAGATACTGCTCCGAACTTCGACTTCAACTTCCTTTCCATCAAGGGAGCAAAAGGCGATAAAGGTGACAAGGGTGACACGGGTGATCCGGGTGATCCCTCTTCGCTGATTGACGATAGCAAGAAAACAACAAGTAACGCTTGGTCTGCATACAAGACCAATCAAGAGGTAGGGTATGTTCAGACGTTGATTCCTGTTATTTCGGCAGGAACTACACCACCACCTGCCCTTACTGGAAAAGAAGGAGATTTGTGGATTCAGAAGGATAGTAATGGCAACATCGTTTCTATCTGGCGCAGAGCGTTCTATGAGTGGTTCGAATCTACAATCCCTGTAGAACTACCTACCGTCACGTCTGCTGATAACGGCAAACTACTCGGTGTTGTGAACGGTGCATGGGGCGCAGTTTCTATCCCACAAGCAGAAGGGAGTGAGTTCTAATGGCAAGATGCTTTGAATGTGGACACGAAATGGCAGAAAGAACCATTTCTAGGGAGTTTAATAAGAAGATGGTCTGTGGCATTAAAGCGTCTGTCTGTGAGAACTGTGGTGCAATCTATATACCGACAGAAGAAGCACACAGGATTGAAAAGGCGGTGAAAAGTAATGTCTAACTATTTGATTCAAGATTCGACCCTTACGGATATAGCCGATGCGATCCGTGGAAAAACTGGAAGTCAAGCCACTATTGATGTGGCTGACTTTGCCACTGAAATCACCAATATTCCATCCGGGGGTTCGACAGAAGAACCGATAAAGTGGGTCTACACGGCTTCTGGTTCTGCCGATACCTATAACTACACCCCGGGAGAAAGTGGTTTGTATCTAGCCGTTGCCGTTCGTCAACAGAATGCTGGCTGTAGTATTAGTTTGCCAGACGGCGGTACGGTCGTTCTTGAATCCGCACTTGCATCTTCTAGATGTCAGATGAAAGTAGTGCAGGTTGAAGCAAATCAGCGAATCCAATTTGGCATATATAACTCTTCTCATACCAGAGGCGGTTGGGTCTTTAAACTCAATGTAACTCCGTCCGCTATCGCATATAGTAGAGGAATAGACCAATCTGGAACTTATAATATGGCAAATCAAGAAACGTCTAATGACGTGCTTTCAGTGATCGTCACTACTGGTACTAACTCCACCTTTTTGTGGAACGAAACGATGAAGTGCTATATTACATCGCCACTAACCGCTGGCGCACAAACTCGTATCATGCATGGTGTTGATTCTACTATGCCAACCATCACAGTATCGGGTGGTATTTCTGGTCAATGGATATTAAGCCTAGCAAGCAATTAGTGGGGTGACAGAATGAAGAAGTATTACTCTGACTACGTTGGGCATTGTGCTAGGCACTATTTCAACTCGGACACCATGCCGAGTCCAGTGAATAACAAAGTCTCGTACAACAACTATATCGCTGTCAGCAATGCTCTGGACAAGTACGAGAAAGACCAAGCACTTGTGATCCGATTCGTATACACTGCAGACTCTCTCCCGAAAGCGGTGAATGAGATCTGCGTCAACCGTGGCTTGAAGACCGAGGCTGTATGGTATATGATACAAGCATTCGAACGTGACGTAGCACTGGAAAGGGGATTGATTTAGAGATGGGCAAGGCGAACTACAGCAGACGGAAGAAACTGCAGATCAATATCTTAAGGTCTGACCTGTCGGCTAGTGACAAACTCACTTGTTATGCGATGCTGTTCAAGTATGTGGACGGGGAACAACTTCTGGAGTATCTGGAGTCATCCCCGACACTGGAACAAATAAGAGAATATGTCGAACAGAAACTGGAGGAAAACCGGGTAAAGAGAAAATGAGTGAAGGAATGAAGAAATACAGCAGATCTGAACTAGAACACCTTATCAACGAATGGGTCATCGGAGCAAACTCCGAACGAAATAGGAAACTCATTCATGACAGACTCATCAGTGGTCTTACAATATTCGCACTAGCAGAGAAATACGAACTGTCAGAAACCAGAGTAAAGACAGTAATCAGAACGTTCAAGAACACGATCAATGCACTCTAACAGAGTGCATTTTTCTTGCTCCAAAAACCGACTATAAACCGTCTGAAATTCGTCTGTATGATTACTTCCGCATTCACCTATCCGCTTGGTATACTTTACCCAATATAAGGATAGGAGAAAGATAATGTGGAGAGAATATAACCCGAACCCTTGCGGACGGAGGGTGGAGGACTGCGCGATCCGTGCTGTCTCAAAAGCGCTAGACTGGGACTGGGAAAAGACCTATGCAACAGTCTGCGCCTACGGGTTAGGGATGTGCGATCTTCCGCACAGTAATAGCGTGTGGGGCGCGGTATTGAGAGACCACCACTTTGTGAGAAAGAATCTCCCGGATACCTGCCCCGACTGCTACACAGCAGACGAATTCTCCAAAGATCACCCGACAGGGACATACGTGCTCGGCTTCCACAGGCATACAGCCTGTATGAAAGACGGCATCATCTACGATGCCTTTGACCCGTCCAATGAGACGGTATTGTATTACTGGGTAAAAGAGGAGGACTAACAGATGGCTTACAACAACTATTTCCCACAGTATTTCGGTCAGCCAGTACCGATGCAGATCCCACAGCAACAGCAGACACCCCTGCAAGCGCCCCAGATGCCCTCGCAAGCGCAAGGAAACATCCAGACGACAAACATTCCATCCAATGGATTCGTGACCGTCAGAAGTGAAGCAGAGGCTAGGAATTACCCTGTTGCTTTAGGCAACTCCGTCACCTTCCGTGACGAGAACCTGCCATACATCTACACCAAGACGATGGGTTTCTCGCAGATGGAAAGACCCGTATTTGATAAATACAAACTGGTCAAGGAGGACTCGCAGGAGACACCTGTCTTGGACGAAGAAAAGCACGAGTGCCAAAGTAGAGAAGATGCAGAAAAATTGAAGAGTGAAATTGAATGTTTGAAAGATGAAATCGATAAGTTGAAAAGCGAAGTAGATGATTTGAGAGGCGACATGGAGAAGGCAGGGATTGAGATCACCGTGCTGAAGAAAAAGGTCGCAGTAGGCAAGAAGGTGGTAGAATGATCAATCCGATGCAGATGGCACAGATGTACCAACAGTTCATGCAGAACCCAATGGGTATGCTCTCCCGGAGATTTAATATCCCGGGAGGCATGAACAACCCACAGGATATCGTTCAACATTTGCTCAACAGTGGACAGGTATCCCAAGAGCAGGTGAATAATGCAATGCAGATGCGGAATAACTTTCCGCAGTTTAGAAGATAACAACACCGAGTGTACATAGGTGAAGTTATACGGGCGCGCAAACAGGTTGGCGCTCGTTAACCTACAAAAGATATAGGAGGAAATTTTTATGGCTTTAGAAAATGGAAACGGCAGTGGCAACGGCATGGTCATGCCCGTATCCCCGATGTACGGCGGCGGAAACGGTGGCTTCGGCAATTGTTTCGGTCAAGACGGGTGGTGGATTTTGCTTCTGCTCCTCTTCGCTTCTGGCGGTTGGGGTAATGGTTTCGGTGGTGGCATGGGCAATGGTTTTGTTCCGTATGCGATCAACACAGGAAATGATGTACAGCGTGGCTTTGACCAGTCTGCTGTTATGTCTGGTATCGGTGATATCAACGCAGGTATTTCTGGCATCCAGAACAGTCTCTGCAACGGTTTTGCAGGAGTAAATCAGACAGTATCCAATGGTTTTGCACAGGCGGAGATTGCCAATAACGCACGTCAGATGTCTGATATGAATCAGATGTTTGCGCTCCAGTCCGCTCTCCAGAATTGTTGCTGTGAGAACCGGGTCGCCACTCTGAACCTTGGTTCGGATCTGGCTCGTGAGGCTTGCGCTACCAGAACAACGGATACACAGAACACACAGTCCCTGCTGAACGCAATCAACAACGGAGTGCAGTCTCTGAAGGATCAGATGTGCTCTGACAAGATCGATGCGAAGAACGAGCGTATCGCTGATCTCGAGCGTCAACTGAATATGGCTACTCTGCGTGAGTCCCAGACTGCACAGAATGCCTTCATCCAGAATGGTCTCCTAAATTCCAATACGAGCCTTCTGAATGAGTTAAGATCCTGCCCGATCCCGAGCATGCCTGTTTACGGAATGACCGAGATTTTCAGATGCAACAGCAATAACAATGGCTGTGGCTGTGGATGTGGGAATGGCTTCTGATAGGTGGTGATAGTATGGCTTGTGAATTCTTGGCTGTGAATCGGCAGAACGTCAATAACGACTCCGTGGTTAATTTCACAGCATCGATCCCTTGTAGAAAAGGCTACGTCGTTCACGAGGACGAGACAGGGATTTTTATTCTCCGCGGTATCACAAATGGGCAGTGCTATGCTACTTATCAAGTAGTGTTCAATGCCAACATCGGTGTACCGACAGGCGGTACGATCCCGACTGGCGGTGTGGCTGTCGGTCTGGCTGTAAACGGTGAGGTTCGCCCGTCGAGCATCGCTATCGCAGTCCCGGCTACAGCAGGTACGGATCTTGTGAACGTAACGTCGACAGCGATTATTCGCGTACCAAAGGGATGCTGTTTCTCTCTGGCAGTAGAAGCAACATCTGCGTCTACTGACCCGACTGTGACACCTGCCCCGGTGATTGCTGTACAGAATGCGAACCTTGTGATCAACAGAATCGCGTAAGAAAGGAGGAAGATACTATGCATGAATTACATGAACTGAAAGAAAAACTGATGGAAGAACTGAAAGAGTACGCTTCTCAAGAAGAGATGACGGCAAGCAGTCTTGAGATTGTGGATAAACTTACCCACACTATCAAGAACCTCTGCAAGATCATCGAGGATATGGAATACTCCGAGAGAGGCGGATCTTATGGAGACGAGAGTATGCGTAGAGGATCTTACGCGAACGAGTCTAGCATGAGAGGTGGATCTTATCGTGGCTCTTATGGTGAAGGCTCTTACGGTGACGGGTCTTATGCCCGTGGCAGAGGCAGAAACGCAAGACGGGACTCGATGGGCAGATATGCGTCGGCACATGACATGATGAACGAGAGACTGCAGGAACTGTACGACGATGCCCCGGACGGCAGAACCAAGCAGGAGATTCAGAAACTGATGATGAAACTCGGTCAGATGTAATCCCTTTTTCTGTAGGGGATAGGTAAAATTTTTACCTATCCTCTTTTTAGGTGTTGACAAGTAACAAAAGTTACTATATACTAAAGACAGTTACACCAAAGGAGGAAATCACAATGAAGAATATCGTAGATCATGCCAAGATCAACCAACTGGCTGAACTGGGAAAGAGCGTTGCAGGAACAAGGGACTACATGAAGTATTCTATGCAACACGAGTGGAGAAACGAAAAGGGCGTCTGGATTCTGTATAGATATTGTTCGTCATACATCACGCCCTATCTCTCTGGCGCATACTACATCAAGAAGGTTCGTGGCGTTGATTACCTTTACTGGGAGCACAAGGGTTGTGACCCGGAGAGATGGATGTTAAGCGGTGACGCGGTACGGGAGTTCTTCGGACTCCCTACCGAGATGGCAATTGATTTGAGACACTAATTAAGGAGGGCAAGAACATGGCAAATTCAAAATGGTACGGAAGTGTTAACAACAGAATCGGTGAGCGGTGCAAAGAGCCAGAGGAGATCACCGTTGGTATGGGTGCTACAGAATTCTTCTGGAGTGACCGTCACGCCTATGAGGTGGTAGAGGTCATCGACCAGAAGCACATCGGTATCCGGGAGTACGACGTCAAGCACGTCGGTGAACCGTATACACAGAACTGGGAACTGATCAGCAACCCGGAAAGACCAGTGATCCATCTGACCAAGCGTGGCAAGTATTGGTATACTGTCTGCACTCTGACAGCGGAGGAAGTTGCAGACTTCGATGAGTGGGATATCGATCACAAAATGTGGTTCTGGCATTCTGGTCTGGATCTGGATACGATCCGTGCAAAGGGAAAGCAGACCAAGTATCACAAGAAGAACATCCGTGTGGGCTTCGCAGATTATTACTACGATTACGAGTTCTGATGTTGACAAGTAACAAAAGTTAGTATAGTATATAGTCAAACACCACTAATCACAGGAGGATAAGCACATGGCACATGACGGGAAATTTTTGATTAAGGTCACGAAGGAAAATGGAAGAGTTCACTTTTTGCGCAGGGGCGGATTCATCATCACGAAAGATGATGTCCTCTCCGAGAAAGACTACTACACCAATAAAAGGCTTACATTGAGTTCGTGTGAACTGCACCAGAAGAATAGTGATTACTATTCAAACAAGAGCGGACTGTTACGGAGCAAATACGAATTATATGAGGTGACAGTATGATCATGGTTTATATTTTGGCATTAATAGGTGCTTGTACGGTCTTCTGCATCGTACTGCTTTTGACGATCCTATTGGGTCAGTTGATTATAGAGAGAAAAGGAGGAATGGAGAATGGAAAGAAAAGAATGTGAAGAGAAGATCCTTGAGTTGATGAAGCAGATCAAGAAAGTGGCTGAAGAATACTACGGAGGTGCTACATATCTGTCTTTCACAATCTTCGAAGACGGCACTATGCTTGCGTTCAACGAAGATTCGTACCAAGACGGAGAAAAGCCTATCGACGTATGTTTTCGTAAGGGTGGTGATAATGAATGAGACTGATTGACGCAGATATGGTCAACAAAGTCATCGACAGATTTATCGGGTATCTTGATGAAGATATGATACTTCAAATCAAGATGAAAATATCGGGAATTCCGACAGTTGCCGAAGAGATCACCGGGTTTGCCACTTCGAGAGTTACGAACGATGTGGTAGGGCGGTTTGGCGAGAAGATCCTTGATAACGTGAAGCAAGAAGTTATTCAGTCTATCGGTGCAAGATTGTACCAAGAAGGAGCGATAACTATCGAGAAGGTAGAAGACCGCGCACGGCAAGAGATGGTTCTTATCGGTAGAGTCAGCGTGTTAAAGAAGGAGGATAATCAGCATGGAGAACATCAAGGTTAGATACATCGTGGCAGGAGTGATGGTGTTCCTGCTGATCATTCTGATTGTGTGGTTGGGGGTGTAGAATGAGAAACAAAGAGTTTGAGATATCTGACCGAGGGTTCGGATATTGGCTAGACAACTGTGGCGACGACAAATGGTACTGCGAACATTGTTTGCAACCAGAATGTAGAAAAAGAATGTATCCGAAAAAAGGGACAAAGGAGTGGGGAGAATTAAAAAGGAAAGAGAGTGGCGGAAAATGAACTGTCCAAACTGTAACGGAAACGAATTCATAAACGGGCGCTGTCAGTATTGTGGCACGCAGTTCGGGATGGACTTTGGAAATCGGGACGCTACTGTTATTCCGATCTACATATCCGGGGAAAAGATTGGTGAGGTTGTTACTCGTGAGGTTGTCACTCGTTTATATGCGGACAACGGCAAGGTATTTACGTATAGAAGGAGGATATGATGGGAAATGACTACGTTGAGAGAAGCGATTGAATTTTTACAAAACAGACTTCGTACCGAATGTGAGTATTGTGATCTGGCATATTTGTGCGATCATACACATAAGAAATGCACATTTCTGGAATCGCTTGAGATCGCTGTGGAAAGTATGCTGAATAGGACGCTTGATAATGCCCTCGACAAGGGCAAACAAAAGGATGAAGAAATCAGAATGTTGACAGACGCAGAAAAAGCAATACTTCGATTAACTATTATAAAAGACCTCTTTGATGATTTGTCGGTTAACAGTAATTGTGTGTCTGTTCTTTTGAATAGAGAAGATGAACTAGCGTTAAAAACTGCTATCGAAACTTTGAAAGAGCAAAGACCACATGGAGAGTGGATACCGTGTTCCGAGAGAGTGCCAAAAGAAAGCGGTTATTATCTCGTGCAAACGGACGGAAGCCATAACAATGTAATCGACATAGCAGAATTTGGTAGGCTTTGGAGTAAAAAGTGTGAAGATTTTGGTTGGGGATGGAACAAGGCAAGCAGAGTTATCGCATGGATGCCACTGCCAGAACCGTATAAGGGAGAGTGAAGAGGAATGAGTAATTGCAAAATATGCGAAAATAGAGTGGTGTGCGACCATGCGAAATGGGACAAAAAAGATTGCAGTGCGTATCGTGAAAAGCACGGAGAGTGCGGAACGTGCAAGCACTACGTCAAAGGGAAAATTGATGGGAAAACGTATGTGTGTGAACATCCAGAGATTCAGTTAGAACATTATTATGATTATGCGTGTATCTTGGTGGAAGAGAACGATTTCTGCTCTAGTTATGAAGCGAAAGAAGGTGAAGCGGAATGAGTGGATATTGTTACGAATGTAAGTGGATGTATTCCAACGAAACTATGGATGGATTGTCAATTTGCGTAAATGGCAATTCGGAAATGTTCGGACAGTACACAGGCGAATGTTGCGAGGACGATTGCGAAGATTGCGAAAAGTGGGGTGAAGAAAAATGAGCGATAAATTTAAGGTAACTTATGATGAAGAAGTTCCTTCAACAAACCGATATACGGCTCTTTTACGAGAATTTATTAAATCTGACCATATAACCATGAAAATTGAACCAGATGGAATTTCTGTTAATGCTATATGGGAAGGGATACGAAAAGCCGTTCAACGAGGAAAATATCCAGTTAAGGTATTTATGTTAAAGGGAACTGTATGGGTAGAGAAGAAATCAGCAGAGTAGTTCCATGTAAGGAATGTGCTTTTTCTGTATTCATTCCACACGACCCTTTTACTGGTAAACCACGATACCATTGTGGTAATGGTCACATGATTATAGATGAGTTTGGTGACGCCACCCTTATGTGTGATTATGTTGGTGGTGGGTGTGAATTTGGCGAAAGGAGGTGAAGAGAGTGAACGCCAAAACCGATTATGAACTGGGCAAGATAGCATCTGCCCGTGAAATACTGAACCTGTTGGAAGAAGTCTATTTCTCTTCCGAATACTCGGAAATGAGGATCAATAACGGTTCTAACGGGACTAGAGATTTTATTTTGGATAAGATCAAGGAAAAGTATCAGATTTAAAGGTGGTGATCATATGAATGATTTCTTGTTATTTATAGACCAACTGTCAAAGCAGTTCCCGATCCATGTCGAGATTTACTACAGCAAGATCATGGATTGGTGTATCAAAGTGTACAAGAAGGGATGGGCAAGTGATTACCCGGATTCTCCCAGAGATGGTGACGATGCTATTATCTGCAACGTGCAGGACTGTGATATTGCTTTGGCTTTCGCCAAGGCGCACGTTGAAACGAAAAAGTGGCTACTGGAATATAATGGTGGATATTGATATGAAAGGATGGAGATCATATGGATAATAGAGAACCCAAGACCTGCGACAGATGCGGAAGACCAACCCTCGAAGTCACAGGCATCTGCACAACAGACAAGACCCAGAGTTGGCTTATCTGCCCGAATTGCGCCAAGACTTGGACAGAGATCTGGTGGGGCATCAGACACTGCCCGGCAGACTTCAGAAACGCCATCATTAAGAAGTTCATCGAATATAAGGAGGTAGGATCATGATCGAATTCCGAGGACTTCCGCCATATTACTACGCAAGGAAACCCACCTGCCCCAGATGCGGACAAGAACTTACAGATCCACGGGAGGAGGTGCAGACGACCTGCCCTACCTGCCACCAGAAGATCAACTGGACACCAAGAAAGGAGACCCCTGCATATGCTAGGAACGACAGGATACGATCCCGGATATCCGTATGATGTCTATGACTCCCTCGACGGTCTAGAGCCAAAAGAGGACTACGACAAGGGATATGTGATTTGCATCTTTGCTACCATATCGGATGTCCAGTCGATCAACATCGTGAATTTCCTGCATCGCACAAATCCATATGCTTACATACCAACAGAGTATGTACTGCTCGATACAGGCTTTCCCGGTGCTGTTTGCTACGCTATCTATAAGACGAGGTTTGAATACATATGCGCGCAGGTAGCAATAAGATATGATGACCTTCAAGTGAAGACAAGCATACTCTATGAGATCATGTCGAATAAAAAGGTATACTTCCACAAACACTGGATACTTGATTCTTATGACCCGAACAAATTCACTGACGAGTATAAATACAAGGTTGCATGCCATTCGATCCCGGTCAAAAAGATGATAGGGAAAAAAGAGTTTCTGCGCCTCCGCAGGATACAGAACAAGAAAAAGCAATGCTATATTCCCGTTTCAAAGGAAGACGATACCTGTAATATGAAAAACTGCCGAAACAGGCAAATCTGCGCCAAATGTGGAGTTTCCAGATATGCGGGAAGATATGACATATCCGGGAAATGTATCCGCAGAATCAATAGGAAAAGAACTTGCCAAGACCAGAAGAAAGAGATACAATAAAGACGCTTGAATTTGGTTTTCCCAAAGAGGCGCACCACAGTCACCTGCTACTCACCCATCCCGGCAGGTGGCTTTTTTATGCAAAGAAAAAGAGCGATCATTTCGCTATTCGCAATCTGTCGCCCTTGAAAGGAATGCTCCTTATCTCTCATCAATGATATTATACCATAAAAAAGTCCGTAGTGAGTGGAGCAACACTACGGACACTAGGAAATGGAGAAAGTCCTATCCATTACTTATGGCTCTTTTATTGTATCACCACCGGGACACGGTTTCAACACCCAATAAAAGAATACGGGGTAGGCTGATCGATACCTACCCCGAACGTTTAAGGAGTTTTTGTCAAGTTCATCATGGATTGGAAAGCACCTTGACTCTTTTATAATACCAGACTGTCAGCAGGTTTTCAACAGTCACTCCTCTACCTTCTTTCTTTTTACACGAAGTTTCAGTCTTCCGTGCTCGTCCGTATACATCTTCGGTTCTCGTACCGGGACTTTGAGTTTCATGTTCAGATATCCGCGTGCATTGTATGTATTTCCGCGCTTAATGCCACGGTGATAGGAGTAGTTATACTTCGATGCGCCCTCATCCTTGAGCCATCTGGATACCGCATGGTACTTGGAATAGAGAGATCCCTCTCCTGCCACCTCTGCATTCTCCTTGAGCCACTCCGTCAGAGCGTTATTGATATCCTGTGAATAAGTAACCGCACCCTCTTCAAACTCGAAGGAATCGATGATGAACTGTTCTTCCCACTTCTGTCCTTCGGAATAGTACGAGAACTGCTGTAAGGATCTGTCTGACCAGTACGGTTTCCCATCCGCATTCACGACTTCAAGAAGACCTTCTAAAGCCCACAGAACGATCATGGATATTTCTTCTCTTATCTTCGCCGGGAGTCTGGTATCGACTTTCTCGATGTTCCTCGACTTTACATAAATCGGATGCAGTCTTCTGGTAAAACCGTCCGTCTTATCATCAGACTTGATCATGTGGTTTCCTGCACAGACGATCCTTGCACCGTTCGTGATCGTCGTCGGGTTGCAATACTTGTGCTCGATCTTCACCGTCTGTGCCGTAACAAAGTTCTTGAACCGTCCCGACTCCTTTTCTGATAAGTGGGACTCTCCGATATCATCATCCACCATGCACAATCTTCCTTCAGACGTGCCGATCTGGAACTTATCCGAGAAGAATTCCAAGATGACCATCTGCATCATTGCTCCACCGAGCATTTTCGGAATGATACAGTCCGTCAATATAGACTTACCAGACTTTGCCTTTCCGATAATAAAGAACGACTCCTGCGCCTCATTAGACGGCAACAACAGGTATCCAAGCATCTGCTTCAGTGTCCAGATATCCCCGTCATCAAACAGTTCGTCTCTCCACATCTTGAAGTTCGGGAAATACGGTTCTTTGCAGTTCGGTACATTGATAAAGTCATATGAGAATCGATACGGCACAGCAGACTTCTGCCCCTCGTAGAAAGTAAACCCCTTGTTATCCAAATCCAGATACAGATCGCCATTCCGAAACGGGATCTTCCTGTCATCCTTATACGCATCCACTTGGTATGCTGATATATAGGTGTTAAATATATGCTTGGCAATCGAGTCCACGTTCTTGGTCTCGATATCAATATTAAACAGCATCTGTGTGATCTCTGCTATGAACCTCTCGTGATCAATCTGCCCGTCCGGGGTCAGTATCATTCCTGCATACACATAATTAAACCGCGCTTTCCAGATCCTGCAGAACTTGACTTGGTTTAGAACCAGTACCCCATTCTTCCCCTCTATATATGCTTCCGCTCTGATCTCCCTTGCTACTAATTCCGGGTCTGCATCAACCGTTTCCTGCCCCCGAACAACCTTACACGGCAGATACCGGGTACGCATAAACGAGTGCGGAAACATCTTCTCGGGGTTGGTATCCAATAGGCTATCCAAGTATGAGTCATACTCTTCCTGCTTCTTGAGCATCTCCTCTTCTACGGTCTCTTCTTCTCCCTCTTCGAGGGTGTCCAAGGAAACCTTTGGTTTCGGTTGAGCCTTCGGCTCTGGTTCTGTTTTTGTTTTGTGGTCTTCCAGAATTTCATCAATCCATGTTGTGTCGATCATAAATTTTCCTCCTTTGCGATGATGAATTTATAGTAGCACATGGGGTAAATAAAGTAAAGTATGTTTCTATTTGGTGTTGTCGAGTGGGTTTTGACTTGTCAAGAGATGTGACAAGATTGGAATGTCTAGAGAACAGGGTGTTTTAGGTATGTTGTTGTCATGTTGTCATGTGTTTTTAGATAATGGTGAGAAAAATTTGCGTAGTAATCTTCGTTACTGACAAAAATTTTGGCAGTTACTAAAGTTAGTAAAATTGTGTCAGAGTTGTCGAAAAATCGAAATGAGTGACAAGTGCTGAAAGGTCTGGGATTACTTTCTTTTAATATATTATTTGTCATTTGCCATATATTTTAAATTAATAATAAAAAGGGGTAAAAATGTATCGTATATATAAAAGAGTTAGACCCCATTTTTTCGACAAGTATGACAAGTGGGTGTAAAAACGTTGAAATTCCAAGAAAACTTTTGTTGGCAACCCAGAATGACAAATCCGCAACAACCCTGCAGGGGTCGACAATGATGCCGGGTACATATATAGGCGCACAAAAGAAACAACACGGGGTGGGTCAGCAGATACCTACCCACAAATGTATGCTTGACATTCTGCAGGAGTCTGGTATAATCCAAGTAGATTCTTCGGGAGGATCTGATCAATCCACCGAGTGAGGTACTTAACCATCACCAAAAGACCACCGGGTGAGGTAAATGACGTGGCGAAAGGAAACACGGGGTGGGTCAGATAACACCTATTGCTTCCACTGGCGAACACAAGCACGTCGCCGTTGAAGGTTTCAAGAGAATCTCTGAAATCTATCTGGCGAAAGACAGTGGAAGATCTGAACAAGTGAATACTGCCAACGCGGTTATCGCTACAACCGTTCAGTTGTTTTCTTTGCAAAAACCCGATATCAACAATCCAGAAGAGGTTCTCGGTTCAATCCAGAAGTATTTCGAGATCACTTCGCAGAAAAACACCAGACCGACCATCACTGGTCTCTGCGTGGCTATGGGACTTACGAGAAGACAGTTCCATGATATCTGCGAAACTGGTAGTTACAGGAGACCACGTGCTGACGGAGAAATCGTTGTTTCGCCAGAAATCGTGGCTTTACTCTTGGCTGTGAGAGAACAGTTTACTTCCATGATCGAAGGTTTCATGGAATCGAACACGATCCATCCGACTGCCGGGATGTTTCTGCTGAAAAATAACAGCGACTATAAAGACGTCGTTGAGCGGAAGTGCACGATCACACAGGCAAATGTCGACTCTGAACAGTTGGAGAAAAAGTATCAGCAGGAACTTTCTGAACTGGAATAACGACTCTGGAAAACGTTTCGATGCGACTCTCGAAAAATCGTTTCGACTCTCGGCGCGACTATCTACGACTATGGGTGGAAAACGGTTACCGACAAGTAAAAATACTTGACAGCACCCCACCTTAAACTCGATTTGAGTTCCCTAGTATGGAAGCCTCACGAAAAACGTTTCACCCATGCGCAAAACGTTTCGCGCTGTGGTCTTCGCGCTGATCACGGACGCCCGGACGCCTTGCCCGTTATCGCGTGCCGCATCGCGTCAAATTTGCCGTTTATGGCGCTTTTAGTGCCTTGTATGATATCGGATACCATTGGAGCGCAAAAGGGCAGGAAGACGGCAAAACGGCGCAAATTTGCCTATGTACCATTAATGGGACAGCAAAAAGCCCGGACGCGTCCGGGCTGATCACGGGGAAAAGAAAAAGCCCCGGTCATCCGGGGCGGTTGTTATTTGTATTGTTTAAAAAAATCAGCGAAGACCGCGCAAGTTATGAGAAACATGGATAACAGCAACATGCGATCACCTCCTTTTTTCAGTGCTCAAGACATCCGATGACCTTTGCTTTGCTCCTAAAGCACAGACCACACTTCGCGCAGGTCATTGCCTTGTTAAGCCGTGTTTTTCCGCTCTTATCCTTGGTATACGCCGGGCAAATTGCGTCTGTTTTCATGTCGGTGTTGACTGCAAAGCATTTCACGTTGCCGAACCGGGAAAAACGCTCCCATTCTTCGCGCCCGGTCTCGCCCCATACGGATAGCAAGATAACAAGGTTTTTCGGGAGTTCCTGTCCCTTGGTGAAAAAGAAGTAATTGAGCACAAAATAGTTCTTGGTATAGGTGTAGAAAGTAGTTTCCGGGTGAGTCTTCGCGAGTCTCACCAAAAGAGTAAATTGACGGTATGTTTCGAGTTCCCCGGACTCGAGATAACGTAACACCTTGATGTGCTTTTTCTCGATATACTCCGCGATATCGGAAAAGTGCTTTTCCGGGTCTTCGCGTAGTTGCAAGGTGTTCTCACAACATGCACGGGTTTTCCCGTCGTACTGTCGAAAAGAGCGTATTGCGTAGCACTTGCAAGAGCACCCGGCACAATCCACACAACCACAAGAGCCGGGGATATCGGTCACTATTTCCCCGGTGCTCTTAAGAATGATCAGACCACAGCCCGGGACGTATCCGATTGACGCCATTTTACCGAGTTTAGAGTTGCTGTCCGTGATATGCAAGCACGGCTTACAATCCTTTGCAAATAATGTCTTTTTCATAGTTTGAAACCTCCTAAAATGATTTGGTGTTAGGGCGTCCGCCCTTGGTGGTGGGTTTTTAGGAAACCCACGAAAAACCATTAATTTTCACTTGCCTTAAGTCTTAACCATAATGGACAGAGTAAATGCTTTAATAAGTGCGCTTCGCAAATTAACTCGCGTTTATCCGTCACGCCCTCCATATATTTGCCCCTCTTTTTCTTGGTTACCTTGGTAAGAGTCCAAGGGCGAGCCGGGCAAGTGCCATTTTTGGCGATCACGTAGAAGACCCGGCGAGAAAACCTATAGATGTAGTAGGAGTCCCCGTGGTTTTCGAATGTAAAAGAAATGTACATTCCCTGTACAGTGATGATTTTAAAAGTCTTGTTTGCCATGGTTTAAACCTCCCCTGTTAATACGGCACGTCCGCCGTCAAAACGTTGTTGCCACTGATGAAAACGCCCGTTTTCGTCGATAAAATCGACATAATAGGCATTGCGCCATTCATACGGCTCTTGATACTTGATTTCTCGGATAGTAAACGTTGTTTCAACCGAGAACCGCCCACAATCAACGGGGACAATGATTTTATCGCCGGGGCGGAGTTGTCTATTTGTTGTTGCTGTCATGTGATCACCCCCCCAAAATCAAGAAAATACGGTAAATTCATGCTTGATACCGTTGTTGTAGTAGACTGTTATGTCTCGCGTGCCGTCGTAGTTCGGACGCTGTACAACCCGTGTAATGTACGTACATTTAAGTACGTACTTTGCTTGCAGATCTTCGCACAACGCCTTGTAAACGGTGTAGACGTCGTCTCGCGTGAAATGGTGTTCCCACTTCGCGCCGTTCTTGACAAATACCGAAAATTGAATGCTTTTCATAGTTTTGTACCCCCCTTTTAATGTGGTTGTTTTGGTGTTTTCCGCCCTTGTGGGCGTGGTATAGGGCTTTTAGGTGAAGCCCTTAAGAACCATTAGAAAATCAAATCTGTAAATACCTCTTTTGACGGGGTGATATATTGAATGTCGCAGTGATCAGAAAAACGGGTGCAAGCGTACTTGCGCATGGATACAATCCAATCACCCTTTATCCATACTTGATTATCATTCGGATAAACGATTGACTTTTTTGTGAAGAAATCGCCCTTTTTAAGTTCTTTTAATGTAGTTTTCATGGTGTCAACCCCCTTGTGATTTAGCGTTTTTTTATTTGAGTCTACACCTTGTCAAGCCCCTTTTCAATTATTTCCATTCAAGATTAACAATAATTAACAGAATGTTAACAATTTACAAGGGGTGGGAATATCGACAGCCGTACACGAAGATCACGCCGAAAAAGTGACGACAGCCAACGTCAAAGAAGGCCAAAAAGGAAACTCCAACCCACCCGGTGGGGTATATGTGATATTAGAAATAAGTTACGTAACCCCCGAAAATTTTTCGCACCTCAAAACTGAAATTATTATCAATCAAACCCCTTTACAATCAAAAATAATTACTGTAAAATAGCATCAACAACAAAAGATGAACACCAACACCAGAAGGAGGAAACCAAAATGACAAAGAGAGTGATAGCGTACATCCGAGTATCTACTGAAGGACAAGTAGATAAGTACGGACTGGAAGCACAGGAAAAGGACATCCGAGTATACTGTGCTCGAAATGATATGGAGATCCTTGAATGGAGGATCGAGCGAGGAGTATCGGGAGTGAAGGAAGACCGACCCGAGTTCAACAAGATCCTGTACGGAGAGATCGGGGTGGACGGATCTGCATCCGGGGAAGCGACGAACCCACCTGTGGATGCAGTAGTGGTGGCAAAGAACGACAGAGTAGCCAGAGACATCAATGTGTATTACTACTTCAAGATGCTTCTGAAGAAGAAAGGCATCGAACTGATCTCCTGTGCGGAGGACTTTGGAGAGTTCGGGATGATGGCACACTTTCTGGAGGCGTTCACACTGTGCGTGGCGGAGATGGAGAGGGAGAATATTACTAGAAGGACATCTGCAGGACGGAACGTGAAAGCGAAGTCTGGTGGTTTTGCGGGAGGAGGAGTACCGTTCGGGTATGACTGCATTGACAGTGAACTGGTAGTGAACCCGGAGCAGGCGGAATGTGTTCGTCTGGTGTACCAGATGCGAGAGAGCGGACGGACGATGAAGGAGATTGCTGACTATCTGAACTTTGAGACAACGTATACCACAAAGCGTGGAGGGAAGTTTGGTACGTCTACGATCCAGAACATACTGAAGAACGAAGCAGTGTATAGAGGAAAGATCCGTTATAACGGTGAGCATGAAGGAACGCAGGAGAAGATTCTTTGAGGGGAAGGAGTGGAGAAGATGGGCGACAGGAGAGTTGAGTTCGTACAGATAAGAGTACCGTACCGTGAAAACGGTGTTCTGAAATCTCGCATTGTGACCTGTTTTAAGAAAACATATGAGGACGATGTGCTCATAAAGTTCGAAGAGGTAGGAATACCAGACTTTGCGAAGAAGGCTTTTGAAGAATCGCAGAAGACGAATAGTGATCCAAGGTGCACCTTTTTTACTTGTGACGAGGAGGAGAAGTAATGTTGGACTTGCATTGGTTTTTGATGAGTGGAGCAGGAAGGCTGACGGCTCTGCTTTTGTTGGTGATTGGAATCGTTGGTTATGTCGGCTGTATTATTTTTGAGACGAAATGGGGTGGTTTCGATGATTAAACACGTAAACGAATGTGTAGGCTGTCCCCCGGAGCGTGGGTGCAGAGGATCTTCGTGTCCGAACCGGGACGTGGTGCACTTTATCTGTGACTCCTGTGGACAGGAAGTGGATGAACTGTGCTCGTATGATGGATCGGAACTGTGCATGGACTGCTTGTGGGAGACCGTGCCGAAGGTAGAGGAGGAGTGATCCGGGGATGTCGAAGTTTGATGTTAAGATCTCGGAGAACCGAGTGAAGGAAAGCGCCCGAATGGTTCGGGACTACTGTAGGGCTGAAGGCTGTGCAAACTGTGTGTTCTGTACCCATGAACCGGGAACAGATGAAACGGAGGGTCAGACAGTATGGGGATGTAGGCTATGGGCAGATAGACCGTCTAGGTATAGACTGGAAGACGAAGACGTAAAGGAGGTTATTGGACGTGGACGGAAAAGAAGAGTTAGGTAATGTATTGGTAGAAACGATCTTGAAGATGACGGCGGTGGAGGTCTCGGAGATGCTCATCGAGAAAGTGGAGATCAATTCTAGGCAGAGCGATATCTTGATGGCAAGACGGAAGGACTTGTATCTGATGATCATCGACAGACTGCAGAAGGAGATTGACCGAGTAGATGGAGGGGTGGTGGTGTCGGAATGAGTGAGTGCAAGGACTGCAAGTTGTTTAAGGGAGACTGTGGACACCACTATATAGACGGGGATAACCATGTTCACTACGATTGTTCGAGCGTGGCGTGCACTTCCAGAGTTGGAGATTGCGAATTTTACCAAGAGTCGAGAACACAGAGACAGATCGTAAAGGATGCGCTGATTGAACGGTACGTAGATACTCATGATGACTACTACGTTGGACTCGCTATCCGGGTGATCGCAAACATGAGTGACGAGACGTTTGATAGACTAGAGAGGGGTGAAGCGGAATGACAGTTAAAGAATGGAAAGCAGAACTAGATTGTTATGACGATGATATGGAAGTGTGTTTTGAGTTTGACGATGATATTGATGTTGAAAGTTGGACGGAAAACATATACGGACAGAAAAAGGTTCATATTAACGAAAACTTAAAGCCTACATTCATTTGTCAAGTGAATCAGTATGTAAGCGTGGAATTGGGGGTTGAAGATGAATGAGCAGACCACCGATTAAGGCTATGGAAGCCGTGAAGCGATATTGTAGCAAGCATGAGTGTGGTGGATGCCCATTAAAAGGTAACCCGTTTCAACTGGACTGGTGTCAGTTGCGTCCTTGTTATTGGAAAACGTTAAAGAGAGAAGGTGAGCATAATGAGCAAGCCTCCAATTAAGGCTATGAAAGCAGTAAAAAGATGGTGCTCGAAGCATCCTTGTAACAACCCCGATACCGGGTTCGAATGCCCGTTAGGATGGTGTCGCACAAGAATTCCGAGGGAATGGAAGATCAGAGAGAAAAGAAGGTGAGCGGAATGAATTGTGAAAATTGCCGATATAAAAAGATGTGCGTTCGGAGATTTCATCCTATGGGTGATACGTATAACTGCAAATATTATGAAGAATATGAACAAAGTCCGCACGGATATTGGAAGAAAATTGACACAACTGTCATGTGTTCTGTTTGCGAACATGGTTGGGGTAAAGGTCATGCACCAAAAGATTTGGAAGATTATAATTTCTGTCCGAACTGTGGTGCTTCGATGCGGAAAGAAGGCGACGGCTGTGACGGAAAAAGAACGCAGGAATAGGTTGGTCTATATCGACCGGGAACGTGGTATGCTACTTAAAGAGATAGCAGAAATGCGTGGACTATCCGTGTCACGGGTGTCGATGATCATAACCGAAGAGAAAAGAAGAATCGAAGGAGAGAAATTCCGCCAAAACTACAAGAACAGGAAGGAACTTCTGGAATACATCAAGACAAAGAGGAAAGAGTGGTGATCTGGTGACAGAGCAAGAGAAAGAATACAAGCGGAAACTGGTGAAGGCTATCCACAAAAGGTTCATCGAACTGGGAGATCCCGAGTGCTGTAGGGACGCGATTGCCGTTTTCCGGGAAGCGAACGATGTGTGGGCGCATAAACAGAACGCACTCCTTCGTAAGGACATCCTAGCCAGACTCCGTGCAGGGTTTGATGAGGCTCTGTGGAAGATGCTCCGAGAGTCTTTCAAGTTTGACGCAACCGTGGACTTCGATTGTTTCATGCGGTTTATGGAATGGGAAAGAGATCCTGCGAAGCGGTTCTATATGCCGAGAAGGAAGATCATCAAACCGATGTGTGTAGACCCGATGCAGGATATGTTTGACGGCAAGATCAGCCTTCTGTCGCTGTCCATGCCACCGGGAACTGGAAAGAGTACACTTGGTACATTTGGACTCTCGTTCCAGATGGGCAAAGACCCGGATAAACCGAATCTGGCATCCGCGCACTCTGGCACACTGACGGACAGTTTCTACCGTGCTGTACTGACGCTGATCACAGACCCCGAGTACACATACAGTGAGATCTTCCCGTATGAGATCGCAGACAAGAACGGTATGAACCAGACCATTGACTTGGTAAAACACCACCGATTCTCCACACTGACCTGCCGAGCCATCAATGCATCATTGACTGGTGCTACCCGATGCGAAGGCTTGCTGTATGCCGATGACTTGGTGTCTGGTATCGAAGAAGCCATGAACCCCGAGCGTCTGGATAACCTCTGGCAGAAGTATTCGAACGATCTCAAGTCCAGAAAGAAGGACGGTCTGTTCGAAAAGAGACCGATTTTTGATGAAAATGGTGATTATGTTCTTGGCGAGGACGGTATGCCACTTGAGGAGGAATACTTCACTGGCGCGAAAGAAGTCCATATCGCAACCCGGTGGTCGGTGCGCGATGTCATTGGACGTCTGGAGAACCTCTATGGAGATGACCCAAGATGCAAGTTTATTACCTGTCCTGCGCTCGATGAGCATGATGAGAGTAACTTTGACTACGAGTATGGTGTCGGCTTTTCTACGCGGTATTTCATCGATATGAGAGCCAACCTAGATCCCGTGTCGTGGCAAGCACTGTTTATGAACATGCCGATCGAGAGAGAAGGACTTCTTTTCCCTCGGGACGAGTTGCGGTATTATTATAAGTTGCCAACGGACTCGGAAGGTAACACTTTGCTCCCCGACTTCGTACTGGCTATTGCTGATACGAAGGATAAGGGCGCTGACTACGGTGTCATGCCCGTGGTGTATGTGTATGGTGAAGACCTATATGTTGAAGATTTTGTTTGCAACAATGGTAAACCCGAGAGCGTGGAGGCGGAGTTTGTCCAAAGACTCGTTGACCACGTTGTCCAACAATGCCGATTCGAGTCAAACGGAGCAGGAGGAAAGGTTGCGGACAGAGTCTATGCCCAAGTCCTAGAACTTGGCGGGCATACGCATATCACCCGAAAGTACACCACATCCGTAAAGGAGACCCGAATACAGGTCAACAGTCCTGCGATCCGATCCCGGATGCTGTTCAAGTCAATATTTGACCACACATCAGAGTACGGTATAGCCATGAATATGCTCGTATCCTACGTCCTGTCGGGCAAGAACAAACATGATGACGTACCCGATGCATTGGCTATGTTCATTGAGTTCTACGAGTCCCTGCACAGGAACAAAGTGGAAATCGTCCAGAGACCATTCTGATGTTGACAGAAAAGGAAACCTATGTTACTATAAAAGCGTCAAAAAGGTTTAGACTTCCTTTATGTGATTGATTCTGGTGTTGTAATACCCTGTGGATGCGAGTCTACGGGGTATTATTTTTACTGCTTGACAGGGTCTTAATAATGCCTTATATTGTGAGTGTAGGTATAAATGATGATCGCTTCTGCGTTGGGGTAGGGGCGATTTTATTTTGCGCGAGGTAAAAGATGGCGAATACTAAAGGTGATGAACACGTTTTTCTCGGCAGGCGAGAAGTATTGACCGACGCAACAGAAATCACAAGCGATCAACAGTTACTTGACGAACTGAACAGAGCGCTGTATGTGCATCGCCAGAACAAAGCAGAGATCCAGTATCTTTGGAATTACTACCGTGGTCTGCAGGATATTCAGCACAAAGAAAAACTGGTGCGCCCGGAGATAAATCACAAGGTGACCGTCAATAAGGCTTCGCAGATCGTAGACTTCAAGGAAGACTTTGTAATCGGAGACCCGGTCACATATATCACACGTTCGGACGAGCAGTCTGTCATGGACGCAGTCAATAAGATGAACGATGCATTCTATGCCCTTGATAAATTCCCACAGGACAAGGAACTGATCAAATGGGGTCTTATCTGTGGTATTGCCAACCGTTATATCTCTACCGAGAAGGTGGACGATGTGCCGTTTAATATCTGTACCCTCGATCCTCGGGACAGTTTTGTTGTTAAGAATTCCGGGATCGGAAAGAAGCCAGTCTTTGCTGTCTCCTACTACGAGAAGGTCGGTGGCGCAAGCGGTCTTCCTCTGTCCAATACGAACATCTACACGGCAGAGGTCTACGAGGTGTGGACGGTAGATAAATTCTATCGTGTAGAAGACGGAAAGGTTGTCGAGTCCGGGGATAACAATCTCGGTATGATCCCGATCATCGAGTATCCTGCAAATAAGGAACGGCAAGGGTGCTTCGAGAAGGTACTGCCTCTTTTGAATGCATTGAACGATGTATTCTCCGGGAGAATGGACGGTCTGGACAATTATGTACAGTCCTTCCTCAAGTTCATCAACTGTGAAATCGATAAAGAAGGTATGGAGATGCTCCGTGCCTACGGTGCGATTAAGATCAAGAGCGAAAAGGATCTTCCTGCCGATGTTGAGTTCATCGGTACAGAACTGAACCAACAGCAGACGCAGACTCTGGCTTCCGACATCGAGATGGAAATCATCACCATTTGCGGACTCCCGAACAGAAACGGCGGATCTAGCACATCGGACACGGGTCGTGGTGTGGAACTTCGGGACGGATGGAGTGACGCTCTCTGTAGGGCGAAAGCCACGGAGGACGCATACAAGGAGTCTGATAAGAAAGCCATGCGAGTGATCCTCAAGATCTGCTCCATGGACAGTTTCGTAGAACTGAAGGTATCGGACATCGAAGCCAAGTTCAGTATGCACAACTACGATAATATCCAGAGCAAATCGCAGGTGCTCATTGCGATGCTCCAGAACAATATGATCCACCCGAAACTGGCATTCGAGGCATCCGGGTTGTTTATCGACCCAGAGTCCGCCTACAAGATCAGTAT